TGGAACGCACCACATTTACACAATGGTTGTTTCTATTCAGGCGTATTCTATATCAGAGCAGATGGTGATGAGGGTAATATAAGATATATTGATACGCATTTTAAAGTAGTAGGTAATATGCCAAGTTTGCCTAGAATTAGAGAATCAGTAAGTGTTCAACCTAAAACAGGAGACTTATATATTTTCCCTAGTGGTTTGATGCATATGGTCGAACCAAACATAACTGATAAAGATAGATATAGTATCTCATTTAATTGTGAAACAAATGATTTACATAATGGTCTACAAATCAAAAGTGGAAGAGTTTTAGACGAAGAAAATGCAGACTTTGTTTATGAAATTGACGAGTTTGGCAGACCAACAAACTTATAAATAGTTTGTATGGATATAGTCATAGACCCACACTTACTTTGGAATGTAATACTAACTGTAGTAGTAGTTCCTGTTGGTTGGATGATTCGTGGTATCTTTGCAGAACAAAAGAGAATGGACATTCTCATCAATAAAACAAGAGAAGAGATTGCAAAAGACTATGTTACCAGAGAACAAATGGAACAAACTTTCCAAAGAATTATCGACTCTATAGAAAGAATAGACGAAAAAATAGATAGACTTCAAACTAAAACTTATTTCCAAGATTAAAATTTGCATAAATAGTAATAAACAGGATTATTACTATGGCAGCTCCAAATTCAAAAGCAACACTCAAAGAGTATATTAAAAGGGCTCTTGGTGCACCTGTTCTAGAAATCAACATCGATGATGACCAATTTGATGATAGAATAGACCAGGCTTTACAATACTTTCATCAATACCATTACGATGGTTCAGTTAAGATGTATCTTAAACATCAGATAACTGATTCGAAAATAACAGGCATGAAAGCAGATGAGTCATTCACAGAGAATGCCGCTGGAACTCATGCGTATAATAACGAAGCCTTCAAACAACAGAACAATTACATAGTCTTACCAGACTTTGTGATGGCTGTCATGAACATATTTCCTTTCAATGACAAACATAATCTCAATATGTTTGACCTTAGATATCAATTAAGACTCAATGACTTATATGATTTAACTGCAACAAATGTGTTGTATTATGAAATGGTTCAACAACATATTAGATTATTAGATAACATTTTAGTTGGTCGACAACCTATCAGATTCAATCAACATATGAATAGATTGTATCTTGATATGGATGTAGATATGATTAATGCAAACGAATTTTTAATTATAGAATGTTATAGAAAATTAGACCCTACAGATTTCACCGACATATACAACGATATGTGGTTGAAAAAGTATGCGACTGCGCTATGTAAATATCAGTGGGGTGAAAACTTATCTAAGTTTCAAGGTATACAGTTACCAGGTGGTGTGACACTAGATGGTCAACAATTGAAACAAGAAGCACAAGAAGAAATACAAAGACTCGAAGAAGAGTCAAGATTAAATCATGACATGTTACCTATGGACATGATTGGATAATGATATGCCAACAAATGTTTTTTTCAACCACGCAGTCTCAACAGAACAACAACTATACGAAGATTTAGTAGTTGAGTCTTTAAGACTATACGGACACGAAGTATTCTATCTTCCAAGAGAAGTAGTAGAAGAAGATACCATACTAAACGAAGATGTTCAATCTAAGTATGGCGATGCGTATTCAGTAGAGATGTATATCGAAAACACCGATGGTTTCGAAGGTGAGGGTGATTTGATGTCTAAGTTTGGTATTCAAGTTAGAGACCAAGCGACATTCGTAATCTCACTTAGAAGTTGGGAAAGATTCATATCATTAGATTCAAACCTCGCAACATCATTTAGACCTAACGAAGGCGACTTAATATACTTCCCATTATCAGGTTCTATGTTTGAAATTAAATTCGTAGAACATGAAGACCCATTCTATCAAGTGGGTAAACTATTTGTATTCAAACTCAGAGCAGAACTATTTGAATACAGTCAAGAAGACTTCGATACAGGTATTGGTGATATCGATATGATTGAAGATGAACAGGCATATTCATTATCGATGACAATGAACAATGGAAACAATACAGACTTTGTTGCGAATGAGAATCTAACTAAGAGTGGCACAGTTGTTGCAGAAGTTGTATCATGGGCTAACACAACAAGTAAACTACTTGCGAAAGATATTACAACAACACTTGCCGCTGGTGATGTATTAGTTGGTGCAATATCAGGCGCACAATACACAATTGCATCTATAGATGATAGAATGACATTCTCAAATGATGCATCTGCTCAGAACTTGGCATTTGAACAACAAGACGGCAACTACTTAGACTTATCAGAAACTAACCCATTTGGTGAACCATAATGTTTGGAACTTATTTTTACAATGAAACAATAAAGAGATGTGTATCAGTATTTGGTACCATGTTTAATAATATACAATACAAGAAAGTCAAATCAGATGGCACTGTATTAACATCTCCTATTGTTCCTTTATCTTATGGACCAAAACAAAAGTTCTTAGATAGAATCGCAGAAGAACCAAATCTATCTGATAAAAATAGAAGTGCGATATCATTGCCTCGTATGGCATTTGAACTTACAGGTTTTGAATATGATGTTCAAAGACAACAAAACAAATTACATAGAACAATTAAGAGTGCATCAGAATCAGATGGCAAAAGAGGATTTCAATACGCACCTGCACCATACAATTTAAACTTCACATTATCTATTCTTACAAAGAACATGAATGATGCATTACAAATCGTAGAACAGATATTACCGTATTTTCAACCAGAGTATACAGTCACGATGAAGATGGTTGATACTATGTCAGAAAATAGAGATGTGCCGATTGTATTAAACAGTGTATCATTTCAAGATGACTATGAAGGAAGTTTTGAAGATAGAAGAATCATAGAATACACTTTAGATTTTACAATGAAAACATACTTCTTTGGTCCTGTATATACAGGTAATATTATTAAATCAGTTCAAGAAAGAACATTCATAGGTGATGGTAATAATCAATTTACAACTACTCAAATCAATGCGGCTGGTCTAGTAAAAGAAGTTAAACACTATGAACCTGCTTTCGCTGAAGTAGCAAACGCAGTATCTAACTCATCTACAGTGACATTCGCAACTGCAATCAACAGTAAGATTAGTGTAGGTGATGAAGTATTTGGCACAGGCAACTCTAGTAATCCTACAATATCATCTATTGCATCTAATAAACTATCAATGGTATTAGGTGCAAACATTACAATAGCTGCCGATACTAAATTAAAGTTTGTTGGTTCAGTAGACCCAAGTGATTCATTTGTAGTTGCAGAAGATGTTCAATTCTTTGATGATGGTGTAATCGACCAATACAGTGAAGGCAACTCAACAGATTATAATATTAGAGTTTCTAATTCTGGTTCTGGAAACAGATTCAACTATGGTGGTACAGAACAATACACATTTAATTTTGTCAGAGGTGTGACATATAGATTCTTCCAAGAAGACTCTTCTAACACATCTCATCCACTTAGACTTTCTACTACATCAAATGGAACACACGGTGGTGGTTCAGAATATCTCACTGGCGTATCATACAATGGAACACCAGGACAAGACAATGCATGGACTGAGATAAGAGTGGCAAGTGATGCACCTGCAAATCTATACTACTATTGTAAGAATCATAGTGGTATGGGCGGTGTTATAAATATTACTGGATAATATATTATGAGTGAAATAGATTCAAAACTGGATGCCATATTGGATATCGAATCCGATATCAAAGAAAAGACAGCAGTTGTCAAACTTCCAGACAGAACAGAGAATGTCGAAACAGACTATCGATATGCAAGAGAAAATCTTTACAATCTTGTAGAGAGAGGACAAGATGCAATCGATGGTATCTTAGAACTATCAAAAGAAACAGAACACCCAAGAGCCTATGAAGTTGCAGGTCAACTTATTAAAACAGTGGGTGAGACAGCAGAAAAACTCATAGACTTACAAAGCAAATTAAAGAAATTAGAGGGCGAAGAACAAAAAGTGGGAACTCAACATAATCATTTATATGTTGGGTCAACTTCTGAACTACAGAAGTTTTTGAAAA